GACTTCAACAGTCGTAGCAAAACTGGAGTATGTCTCGTTGACGCATTGTGCAGTCTCGATATCCGCAAGGTTTACAATAAGGGAAAGACGATGATCGGTATTGTGTTTAACACAGACCCTCACGATGCACCAGGCGAACACTGGATTGCGGCATTTTGCGATATTCGTCCTGAACTTGATGAACCGTACATGACCTACTTTGATTCATATGCACAGCACCCCGAACCTCAAGTTGTTGAACTCATGAATGCATGGAAAACACAGTGGGATTCCACACAAATGCACTCGAAACCAATGAAGCTGTATTTTAACAAGATTCGTCATCAGTACAAGACTACCGAATGCGGAATGTATTGCATTTACTTCCTTCACTGCTCTCTTTTCGCTATTCCAATGGAATCGAGAATACCTGACGACGTCATGGTAATGATGAGACGCTTCTTCTTTCAGATACCACTTCAACGGAGACGGCATCCGTAGTTTTGTAGGACGAAGTAATAATGGAGATTGTCATTGGATCAACGATTGTAGGAACCGTCCTCATTGGACTTGCAGCACCGTGGGTTCCGAAAGAATACTATCCTTACATGGCAGCCGTGGCAGTTATCCTTCTGATTACAACTGGCGTCATCCTTGCAGTACAATATGCTCGTGGAAAGCCGATTTCACCAACAGACATTACGGCCGATCTAGACGTCTATAAATCCATCTCTCGCCCCGGGCCTCTTTCCTATTCGGACAAGGCACAGTTATGCGACTACGGGGTAGCATCATCTGCATATAGCGTCATACCTGGCAAGAGCGTGTTTTCGTACACAACAGAAGAATCAATTCGTAAGGTGATTGCAGCTGGAGCTCGGCTCGTCGAACTTCATATCTACGATGATGCAGGAAAACCCGTGGTTGGTCTAGCGGATACGATTACAGGTCAGAAATACACATACAACACCGTCCCGTTTGAAGCCTGTTGCCAGGTTCTAGCAAATGACGCATTCAATGCAGGAACCACAACTGCCTCCAGTGATCCGTTCATTGTCAGTCTAGTTTTCCACACGGAGAACACGAATATATTCAATGCATGTGCGGATACGATGAAGACCACGATGGCACGTTCAATGCTCGGATCATCCTTCAGCTATCAGCGTAAGATCATCACCAACGAACCAATTGCAGACTTTGCTGGAAAGTTCATCATTGTAAGCGGAGGAAACGTAAAGGGGACTCTAATGGATGAACTCGTCAACTTAAGCTGGGCTGGAAGCCATCTGCGTCGTATGACATATACCGAAGCCGCCCAGACTCACGATTATCAAGAGCTCATCGATTACAATAAGAAGAACATTACGATGGTTGTTCCCGACGGCTCGATCTCTCTAGAGAACAACAATCCTCAAATCCTGTTCACGTATGGTTGTCAATGGGTAATGATGAACTACGGATCTTTAGATAAGGGAATGGAGACGTATACTGCGAACTTCGCATCTGCAAGTTTCCTGCTAAAACCTGACGCCCTGCGTTTCAAACCTGTTTCCTACACGAAACCGGCTCCCCAAGATCCAGCTCGTTCGTTTCAACCAAAGAGAAAGACGAGTCCAATCTACGATATCACTTTATAATCTCAATGAGTATCAAATGACTGCTTGGATGAAACTTGTTATGGAAATGAAGAGGAAGCACCCGAATTTCTCGCTTGGAGAGGCGATGAAGGAAGCCAAGAAACACTATCACCCTGCCAAGACGGCTAAGAAGGGAGGCTTCCTGCAGAAGACGGGCGGTCGTCGCCGCCACACTGCACGCGGTGGATCCTTGTATGGCTTCGGTGAGGGAGGTGGTGGCCTTGCGGATGGTGCGGGTCGCATGAAGACAATTGACGGCGGACGCAGACGTCGCGGAACCAAGAAGGGCGGGCGTCGTCGCCGCACACACCGCGGTGGTGTCTCACCGCCTGGTGGTGAGCCGGCCGGCCCTGCACGTCCTCCGCCGATCGCGATTCCGCCTCCCAGACCCATAAGAGACGAATCTGGTGCGGCTGCCCCCCGTGCTTAACTATTCAGAATAGCCTGAATATCCTTGGGAACTACGCTAGCAACAGGAGTCCAATACTTACAGTAGTTAGCGATACCGAAGGATCTCTCATTTATCTGACTGAACTTCGGGACCATACACATGAAACCCCATTCGTGAAAAAACGAAGGAACGTTATCAGTTGTAAACGTCGCCACATATGTACAACCAAAGAGGGTCTGCATCGTGTTATAAAAGTTGCGGATCGTAGTCCAGGACGGATGGTTACGATTCAGAGACACTGGACCCATATGCGTCGCAATGATTCCAGTTGGTAGTGCCAACACACTGCTATTTACAATCGCGTGTAAACATTCGTGGTACAGATCAACAAACTTCCCCTCGGGATCTGGAAAATCAAAGAAGATTACATCAAACATCTCGTGACAATGCCGTAAATACGTTACGGCATTATCATCGACATATCGCACTCGAGTATCATTGTATACATGCTGATTGAGATCAGATAGATACGGCTCAACAACCGTGCGAATAAACTGGGAATCGTAGTCAACGATCGTGACAGACGATGGATCCCATTTGAGGACTTCGCGTGCAAGAAGACCGTCTCCTCCTCCAAGAATCAGGACGCGAGCAAGACGACGCTCGTAGCGACTCATTGCAGGATGCACAAGCGTCTCATGATACCGATACTCATCAACCTCTGCAAACTGTACTTCTCCATCCATTAGAAGCACACGCCCGTGATCAACAGTGTTTACGAGAGACACATGTGAATACTTCGTATGTGTGTCGCAGATTACATTTTTGACTTCAAATGTGACAGTTGCACCCTGCTGGGTTCGCTCCATTCTTTTCATTTTTATGCGTCTTTTGTGTAAGTAATGAATTACGTTGCGTGCTTTACAACAATTCCATCACGTATTCCACACATTCACATTACACTCAACTCTCTTCTGAACCAAACAAGACAGTTTGATCAGATCTTTATTTGCATTCCGAACTATTCTGTGCGATTTTCGACTCCATATGTAGTTCCCGAATCCATTGCAAACCGTAAGGACTGCGAAGTCATTCGATGCACTGACTATGGTCCAGCAACCAAGATTCTAGGTCTTCTTGGACATCCAGATATTAGACCGGAAACTAAGATCTTTTTCTGCGACGACGATCGTATTTATCCTTCGGATCGTGCAGAGCTGTTTTATACTGCAGCATTGGAGCACCCAGATACCGTAATTTGTCAAGCAACAAATCCGTATTGGAAATTCTTTCAGGCATCGTTAGTGTACGACTACAATAGTGATCGAATGTTCCCCGCAGGAAGACAGGGTATTCGAGCTGGATGGGTAGATATCTTTGAAGGATTTGGAGGGGTTCTTGTTCAACCCAATTTCTTCACTAAAGATGTATATGCAATTCCGGATGATTTTGTAGTCGTTGATGATATCTGGTTATCTGGTCATATCAAATCAAATGGGATTCATATATGGGGAGTGAACTGTCCAAGTCCGGTAAAGCATAAGGGAGATACTCTAGATCCACTCTTCCTTCTACCTGGAAAGAAGGATCGTAAAGGGTGTAACTGTGCATGTATCGATTACTATCAAAAAACAAACAAGATCTGGTCTTCGATCGAATCAATTCAGTTGGACGAACAGATTCTTTTGCCGGTGATTCCAATGACACAGAGGCTGCATAAAAAATTGAAGGTCCTTTTGCCTCTTCTAGGAAAAAAGGACGTTTCCTTTCCAGATACACAGAGCCAGTTCTTAGACGATTTGCAGTTGGCCCGCATCGAGGAATCTGAACTTGAGAAACAGACACTTGCCCTTCTTGAACTCTGTACTGAGTTTCAGGAAATGCACGAAAAATATCAAACCTCTCTAGCCTTTCTCAAACAAAACAACATTGCACTGACGACGGATCTCGAAGCAAATATGCAAAAGCCACTTTACGAATTTCTTATGAGAACAAATCTGAAGTCCAGTGTTGAATCGTATATACAATCCTATACTGAATTTCGGTTAACGAGCTTGCAGACGTCTATTCTACGGTATCGCGTCTTATGCCACGGATGCAAACAGCGTCTTTTTCATTTCATTTCAGTACCTTGTGGCCATCTAACGTGTCAGGAATGCAAGTCGATCAATTGTTCCGTGTGTACGAAACAAGTTGCCACTTATCAGAAAGCTGCCTTCTAATGCGTTGCCACTCCAACAATACCCGCATACAATAGAATGGTAAAAAAGGATACAGCAATGCGTGCACGACGCGATGTAGGAACAATGTCTCCATATCCCGTGGTTGTAAACGTCATGACACTGAAGTAAAAAAGTGTTATAAATCGATCGAAAGGACGAGGTGGAAGATTACTAATGTCTCGATCATTGACCCATGCGAGTAGAAAGAGTGCGAAGAGTACATTTAATCCAATTGCAACTCCTACTACGAGGAGCACATGTTGTGTAAGTTTCATTACCACTCCATGAGAATATCTTCCATGCGACAATCTCCGGGTCCGGGCGCACTCGCAATCTTCTTGTTAGCCGCCTCAAGGTCTGTCTCTGCAAACTCGTCTTCCGCGGACGCTTCAGGCATCTTAGTCTCATCGAGGAGGATGTCGACAAACCCAGTTCCGCATGGCGGCTTCTGACCGAACATGATATTTGCAGAGACTCCAAGCATTCCGTCGAAGGATGCAGATGTGGCTGCATTGAATAGGATCTTGGATGTCTCCTCGAACGATGACTTGGCCAGAACACCATTGTCGTGCTTGGACATTCCGAAGCGGTTCACCGGGACTAGGCGGCCCTGGTACGTGATCGTGTCCAACAGAACCGACAGATGGTGGTAATTGACCGGGGCTGCATTCTGAAACACCTCGTTCAGCTCATCAAAGATTGCCTGGCGGGCAGCCTCAATTCCAAACACTTCCATGATCTCGTGAATATCGTTGGAGAAAGTGCGTGTAGGATCCACGTTCCGCAGACCGAGTAGCTTGAACAGGTTGGTACCCTCTACATCCAGAATGTGCTGCTTCTTGGCTACATATCCTGCAACCGATTCGTCCCAGACCAACTGATTGTTCACGTCGCGGTGATATACGCGACCAACTCCCTCTACGCCCGTGATGATTGTGTCAAGGATACGCTCTTCGACATAGCGCAGAGCGAGCATGTTCTTTGCAAATGACTCTTCGAATGTAATACGACACACCAGCTTCTTTGCATTCATATCGCTGAACACGCACTGGGAGATCTTGATCGACAGATTTCCAAGAAGGGCATTCTGAATGCCAGTCATGTCATCCGTGATGTTGCGAGACGCCATCTCTGTTCGGTCAAACTCCAGACGGAAGATCCACGGGGATACGCAGTCCGGCTTTCCGACCGAGAATGCCTGGAAGCTCGCCAGAATCTCGCGATCTTCGGTAACGACAGTTGAGTCCGAGAGAGGATACGGATCGTAGTAAATGCGAACTGACCGCGTGATATCGCGAATGCTCGTACGCTGGATCTCCCGCTTGAGACGAATGGCCTGCTCAAGATCGCTCGAGAGCTCCGGACGCATATAAACGAATGTCAGCGGAGACTTGGGGTTCTTGGAAACCTCCAGCAGTTCCTCGATACGCGGAACTCCCTGAGTTGCACCTGCCTTAACCGTTCCTGCAGAATGGAACGTATTCAGCGTGAGCTGCGTCGTGGGCTCACCGATCGACTGGGCCGCGATTGCACCCACCATCTCTCCGGCGTGGACGAGTGACTTGATCGTGCGATACCGAATCTCCTTCAGAACCTCGTCAAAGATCTCCTTCGTGAAGCGATACTCGACGATCGACTTCTTCGGGGCCAGGTAGAACCGCAGAAGCATGTGGAAGACCTTGTTGGTGGCGAGCCACGGCTCCTTCATTAGCTTGTTGAGTTCATCAATAACGTACCTGGGCGTCAGATCGGTCATGGTTGAGTACGGATTGCGATACTGCTCACACAACCGCTTCAGATGGACAGGAGCGCGAACAACATCGTTCTTCTCATATCGGAAGACGCTGCGAACAAGCATGTCGCGATCCTTTAGGATTTCTTCAACCATATCAGGTGCTTCCGTCAGAGTTTCGGAACAGAGGAGCTGGACTCCGGATGATGGATCGGTCATTGAGAGTGCATAGTTCTTGTAGACCGTCTCGAGTGTCATCAGTGCAAGATCGCACGGCTGCATCTCGATTGCCACCGAATCGACACCGTCTTCGCCATATAGGTACTGGATGATTGTGCCGTCCGCCTTGCGAATCGTGTGATCGTTTGCAACGTGCACATCCTCCATGGTCTTCATCATACGACGCTGAATATATCCGGTGTCAGACGTCTTGACGGCCGTATCAATCAGTCCCTCACGTCCACCTTGAGCGTGGAAGAAGAACTCTTCGGGACGCAGACCCTTGACGAACGAGTTCTGAACGAATCCGCGAGACTCAATGCCGTCATCGTACTTTGAGAAGTGAGGCAATGTGCGGTCCTGCAGAGTGTAGCGAACACGCTTGCCGTCAATAACCTGCTGGCCCAGCAAGGCCATCATCTGCGAAATGTTCAGGCCCGAGCCCTTAGTTCCTGCGTCTACCATCTGGAGCATACGATTGCTCTTCGGAAGACTCTTCAGCACTGCAGATGAGATCTTCTCACTGACTTCCTTCAGCTTGTTGAAGATCTGGTTCTCGAGCTCATCTCCATCGGAGCGTCCAGACGTGTGCGTGAACTGGCCGGCATGCATCCTCATCAGAATCCGCTGCACCTCTTCACGTCCGTTCTTCAGTGTCTCTTCGACGAATGCAGAGGTTTCCGGGTTGCTAACAAGATCCGAGGTTCCAACGGAGAAGCCCGAATAGAGATTGTACTTGGTGACGATCTGCTGCATTTCATTGATGAACTGGCCGCACCGATCAGGACCAAAGTCGTTGAAGATGATATGGAGCGATCCCCTAGATGCACTGCCGAAAGCCGACTTCTGCAGAAGTCCCTCAACGAGTTGACCGTTCTTGAGTTTGATCGACTCATTCATATTCATGAGAGGAAAGGCTGCACTGATTGTTTCGCGACCCGTGTGCTCCTCATCGCGACGAACAAATGTGCTCATCGGCCGCTTAAGACGAGCCATGAAGTTCATGGCGACGTGTTCAGGGATGGAGACATCCGGATTCGAGATGCGGTATGCACCTGTCAATGTATCCTGGAACAGCTGGATGATCGGAGCTGCATCACGAGGAGAAACAATCAGTCGAAGCACACTTGCGAGCTCACCAATCTCTGTTTCAGCCGCCATAGACTGCGGAACGTGCATGTTCATCTCGTCACCGTCAAAGTCTGCGTTATAGGGCCGAGTGGCGGATACGTTCAGACGGAAGGTTGAGTAGGGAAGAACCTTGACGCGGTGGCACTCCATCGAACCCTTGTGGAGAGAGGGCTGCCGAT